TTCGCCGAAGTAGGTAATTCCGCTATGGTCTTTGTCGGCACCAGTCAGCACATCGCCATCAACTTCGACTTCTGACCGAGAGAAAAACCGATAGCCATAGACTCCCGCTGGAACGTCTGTAACCGGCGACCTGTCGGTAACTTCGCGCGTACTGGTCTCGGATACGAATGTACCGGGATAGAAAAACTCAACGTAGGTTTTATTCATTTCATTATCCTCAGGGCAGCGCCCGTTATTCCGCAAATTTAAATTTCGCCATGTTGGCGTCTGCCCATGCGTCGAAGCCGGCTTCGTCTTGACTGAAGTCGTCTGGGTCAAACAATAATCCGGCTATCTCATCATGCTTATCGTCCGGCAAGGATGCGAATTGCCGAATCCATCGATACCTCCACGCATCACGCGCCATCTCTATCTCGCTGGCACACGTCACCGTTTTGTTATCGGACAGATGCTCATCGGCGAGGTCTTGCAATCGGGCGCGTTCGTCTTGTGTCATTCCTTTTCTCCGTTGCATACTTCACACGGAACGCCACGATTGGCCTCCGTCACATTGGCAAAACTGAGCCAGTCGATTTCTACGCCGCAGCGCGTGCACTTCATACGGCAAAGCTCTGGTCGGTCCGGATCTTCATCGCAGAACCCATCATCACAGACGTGCATCAGCACTCGTGGCTTTGCGCGTGGCGGCTTCAGGTCTTGGAACATGTCGGGTGTGCGCGTCATACATCGGCCTCCGAAAATAATCGCGGTTGCACGGCACCGTTTTGATAAACAATGTCCATTACGGTATCCGCTGTCGGCTCGTCGCCGTCCCAGCCTTGCGGCCATGTTTCGAGGGCGATCAGTTCGCGGATCCTGGCTTCCTCTTCGGGATTGATCAGATCAATTTCCGGCCGGCCGGTCGAGCGGGCTACGGCGTTGCATTCGGCTTGGATGCCGAGCACCCGCTCCAATCCCATCAGCCGAGCCTCGAACGTCAGCGGGCCCATGCGCTGCGGATTTTTGGCGAAGCTGCCATCCTTTAGCAGTTCCAGTCCCGCTTTACGCAGCCGGTGATGTGGTTCGCGCAGCTCGCGCCACAGTTCTCGAATGCCTTTGAGTGGCGTCAGGTAGGCCCACTGCGGATTGAGCAGGATCGTGTTCAGCGCAGTATCCTCGGACGCCAGCGGACAGCCGATGCAGCCGGTCCGTGCGTTGACCTCTTCGGCCTCATCGCCGCCGTAGGCATCAGCGATCGTCGCGGTGCTCCAGTCGCCGAATTCAGCCTGTGGCGCCCAGTGGCGCAGCCATTCCCACACATGGCAGACGCGCCAGTGCAGAAGCGGCGCCAAGGTGGCAAGCCGGCCGCGCAAACCTTTGGCATTCGGTAGCACCTGCTGATACCAGCCTTGACCGCACTCGGCACCATCCTTGCTGCAGCTCATTTCGATGCGCCGGTCACGAATCGCGCTTTCGCCCTGGCGCACGCCGGTGATCATCAGGATCTGTCCGTCGAGTTGATCGAGGCGATCGCGCAGCGCCTGCTCCATCGGATCGATCTTGATCTGTCGTGTGCACCAGCGCAGCGTGTTGTTGTTCGGCGGAGGTACACCACGGCCAAGGATATAGACCATGAAGCGCTTGTCCATCGGCGCGGTGACTACTTCCACCTGGATGCCACGATCGGCGAGCTCGTCCATGATCTGGCGCGCAGCGATGGCCAGCGGCGGCAGCTCCTGCCGCGTGTCGGCATAAAACACGGTCAGCGACTTCGGGCGCGGAACCTTGCCAGTGTCGAGCAGCCAGATAATCAGTGTGAGCGTGGCGCTCGAGTCCTTGCCGCCCGACCATGCGATGCCCCAATGTTCGTGATCGGTACAGTATGCGAGCAAAGATTGAATCGTTAGCTCGATCGATTCTGTCATTTGCAAGCGATGGGCTCCGCTGGCGAAAATATCAATTTGATTCATGCTGCCGCCCTGAGTGCATTAATAACGTCGCGCGCAACCGGCGGGCATACTGCATTTCCAAGCATGTGCACCGCCAGACGGTGCTGCGTCGGCAGTCTGTAATCAGAGGGGAATCCCATGGCGGCGCGGCATTCCTGCGCTGAGAGCATGCGCATTCTGTCGCCATCGATTACCGACCAGCGATCCATCGTTGTGATTGTTCCGATGGGGCGGCCCATGCTGCGGCCCGTAGCACCGCTTCCACTTCCGTAATACGGAGCGATAAATCGAGCTCCATATTGTGCACGGCCAGCGGATACCCGGCGCAGTGTTGCCATGCTCCGCCCTGGCTTATCGATCAGCGACCATTTCGGCGCTTCAAAGTCAATAAACGATGACGCCGGCACGTGGTCGCGCTGCGGTAATTTCAACATCAAAGGTCGCTTGCTGCGTGTCGCAACGATGAACAGGCGAACTCTGTGCTGCGGTGTACCGCAATCGGCTGCGTCAATGATGTGGGGCGCCAGACAATAGCCAAGAGCTTCCATCGCCATGCGCCATGCGGGATAAAGCGCCCAAGAGGCGAACTCCACTACATTTTCGATTACTGCCGCTGCCGGCCTGTGATATTCCACTGCCGAGACAACGGCCCACGCGGTCGAACGGCTAGCGTCGTGCTGCGGGTTGCCGTCGACCTTGCCACGCGCGTGGCTGTGCCCTTGGCAGCATGGGGACGCCAGCAGCAAGTCATGCGCCGGTACGTCCCGCCAGTTCGTTTGGTGCATGTCTTGACATGCGTGCTCAGTTTCCGGATGGTTCGCGGCATGAACGTCGACCGCGGCTTGCCAATGGTTCGCTGCCCACACGACATTGCACCCGGCCATCTTGGCGCCAGTACTGAATCCGCCGGCGCCAGCGAATAGATCAATCGCATTCATGCAAATCCTTGTGAGAGTGTTGATCCGGTGTGGCTGAACATCGCCTTATAAGAAGCGAGCGCCTCCGATCGGTCGTAACCACCAGCCTCATGTTCGCGCAGGCGATGGAGGTCGGTCAGCATACGGTCGCCTCAATCTCTTGTTCGCATTGGGCGCATGGCGCAGAGGATGCGGTGCCGTGCAGGCATGTTTTGCGATCGCGGTGCGGGGCGGTCAGCGCTTTTTCAATATCCCATCCGAGCAAGAGGCGCGCATACACTCGCTGATAGTTGGCTCCATACAATTCGCACCACTCAGATAGCGCCCGCCTTTCGGCGTTGATCGTGAAATACCGATTACTGCCCTTGTTCCGCTCTTGTTGCAGTCGCGTAGCCCATCGGCAGTTTGATGGCTCATAGTTGCCGTCGTTATCGATTCTGTCGATGGACGCCCCATCCGGCCTTTCGCCCATGTCGGCAAGGAAGTTCTCGAATGATTCAAGCCATCTATCGCAGACTTTGATTCCGCGCCCACCGTAACGCGAATACCACTGACTGGTGCTGCTATGGCACCGGTTCTTCATGGCTGCCCATGTCGTGAAAGTGCGCGATTTGGTTTGCCCGTGCGTTTTTCTGGCTGAAAGCACCTCTCGGTTGTAGCAGCCACAAGATTTTGTTTGGCCGCCCCGCAGCCGACTACCTTGGATAACTTTTTGATTTCCGCAATCGCACTGGCAAAGCCAATGGCCGTCAGCGCGGCCAATCGCTATCAAGCGACCAAAGCGCATATTCAGGAGGTTGAATGTCGGGCCCCTCATTTGGAGGTCCAGTAAAAATAGGGGATTGCTGACGCTGACGCGCGAGCGAATTGACGCATGGTTTTTACTCCTGCTTGAGACTTTTGAAAGTCCACCGATCCGTTTTCAAGCGAATTGGTGGGCGCGAGTGTTGAAAACCTGTAAGCAGCCAGGCGGGCAGTATTCCCCTTGCGGGTATTGTATTTTTGCCCCACCGCGCCCATAGAAGTAAAACCATGAGGCGTAAAAAATGCCACGGACTGACGGGGTGACATTCCGCTGCTTATTCGTGTTTTCAAGCACTTGAGCAGAATATAACCCCGTGAGTCGGCGGGTGTCAAGCGCACCACTGCGCAAACTTTCGCCTTGATGGAAAACTGGACAAGTTCGCCGTCCGTAGGGTGTTGAGTTGCGTTCATTTCCATGCTTCTCTCTTGCTATTGTTATTTGAATGGGTCACTGCGTTGCAGCGACCCGGTACCAGGGATCAGAGACCTAAGCGGGTAGGGTGCAGCGAAAGCCGAGGTAGTCGCCGCCGTCGCCGGGCCAATCAAGGCCGAGACGGAAGACGCCCGCGCCGTCCCCGGAGCGCCAGAAGCCGCCTCGGACGAGCGCAGAGCCTGACCAATCCGACCCGGCGCGCGGCTGCCAGCCAGTACCTTTCTCCATCGACGGATAGTGCGCGGTTGTGATCGATGGAGAGTCAGCGGCGAACGCCTTGGCTACGATGCCGTGTTCATCGCCTTGCACGTTATCGAAAATCCACGTGTAAAGATTTCCGGCCACGTCGCAGACGCGGGAGCCGTTCGATAGCACGAACCAGCGGCGCTCGTCTTCGTCAGGCGGTACGTAGTCGCCGGCCTGCGCTTCATCCACGCTTTCGTTACGCAGGCCTTGGATCAGACTACCTTCACCGACGGCGCCGCCGGTCCAGTTCGCGGCCACATTGGCGACGTCGTGGGCGATGGCAAGCGCCTGTAATTCAGTGAGCAGGCCAAATCCGGAATGCTCGCAAGCCTTCCTCGTATCGTGGTAGTCGATTTCCACCCACGGCACAGCGGATTCCGAAATGATGGCCTTGCCGTCAAGTCCTTCCGATGCAAAATACTGGGCGACGCGAAACGCAGGAACGACCGTACCGTTCGGCAGTGTGGTTTCCGGTACCGGAACGAAATTGAGTGCGGCTACTGGTGCTGCAGTTGAAAGTGATTCGGCTGCTACTTGCATGGTTTCTCCTGGTGTTGTTGTGCAAAAAATGGTGAGGCCACCCGCAGCTACTTCGCGGAAGCGGACTTTTCACCGTGGGCGCCCCATTGATCGTTACGCGGCTTCGAGTTCGCTCTCCGCCCCGACCGTCGCGCTGCCATTCGATTCATCAAACAGCGGTTTCTGATCTTTGGAGACTGTCAGCGCATCGCCTTCCTGCAGCAGCTTCGAGCGCTCCTCGATGACGATCGTCACGTAGGAGCCTTCCGCGTCGGCCAAGCTGTGCGCTTCAGGCGTCTTGGCGAGCGTAAGCACGGCTTTGACGCCATCCTTGAATACAACCTGGTCGACGGCGGCCGTGAACGTCAGGCGCCCGTTGCTGGCGATGATGTCGATCGCGTCACGTACAGCCTCGCGGCAATCTTCGTGCACGGCACTGAGGACGCGGCGTTGCTCGCCTTCTTTCATGTCGATAAATGGCTTCGATAATGTTTTCAGGTGCTTGGTCGCCGCCTTGATAAGCGAGCCGAGCAGGAATTCCTGCGCATACGCCTTTCCGGTGAGGACGCCGTGTTGACCGGGACGCGCGAACACCGCGAACGGTCCTTCGTCGCTTTCGCAGACCATCGCCAGGTACCAGCCGTCGCCTTCGGGCTGGGTCGGGTTCCAGGCGCTGATGTTGTTGTCGCCGCCGACCCATTCGGCGGCCAGTGCGTGATTCGGTTCATCCAGCGTCAGCTGCACGACAGCGATCTCATTGCCATTGACTACGGCGCCGGGACCGAAGCCCTCGGCCGGCACGTGGAAGTCCTTGAACGCGGGGAGACAGCCGTAGCCGTTCTTGTCGCAGGGCAGTCCGGTGACTGCTGGTTCGGTGCTGATTGGTGCGTCTTTTTTCTTCGCCATGATGCGTTGCCTCGGTAGTGGTTGGGATGCTGCTGTTGGTTGACGTGGGCGAGCCTTAGATCACCTTCACATACGGGTGCTTGTCGCTGTGCGGCTTGATATTTTTGTAGAAATGCGAGCCGATTGATTCGGCGTTCTTGAATGCCGCAAACGTTTCGGAATCCACGTTCTGATAGTGATAAACCGATCCCGGCGTTCCATCTTTGCGGTCAGAAAATTGGATGGCAAGCGTGTCCGATTCCGGATGGTGTCCGACAGCTTTAATTTGCGAGCTAGTAACCGGCGTCATAGTGATGACGGGGCGTCCTTTAATTTCAGTGTTCATAGTAATTTCTCCTTAGACGAAGTGTGTGTTGTAGATTCGGTCGATGATCTCGACCTGCTTATCTGAAAATGCGGACGTGCTTTTCTTGGCGAGCAGGTATCGTTCGAGCATGTCGGTCAAGAACGTGTTTTCCCACGGCGAAATGTCCTTGGTATCGCGCAAACCGTCGCACTGCTCAAGCATTTGGCCGATTGACTTCATGATTAAGCGGCCTGTTGCAGATGTGAGCGTGCATGGTCGATGTGATTAAGAAGCGCCGTGCAGATGGCCTGCCAATCGCTTTCGTGAAATAGGACCGCCGAACGCTCGCGAACTGGCTCAAATCCTAGTCCGCGCAAAAAATCTGCAGTGAGCGAGAAGCCAAGGCGGGTGCCGATCTTGCCGAGCGTGAGGGTTGGTGCACTTGGTGTGGATGCTGGTGCGGCGCGCGATGGGAACGAATAGGCTTCTGGTGCACGGCCTGGCTCCATACCCGCGCGTGGTGCGCCGGAACTCTGTGGCGTAGCGTCGATAACCTTGATGCCCATTGCCTCGAACATTTCTTTCCCTGGGTCCGGCGCGGCTGCTTTCCGTGCTGCATCTTGATCGGCCTGTACCTTGACTGCCGCCTCTGCATCCGCTTTGGCCTTGGCGTCTGCATCCGCCTTCGCTTTCGCCTCGGCCTTGACGCGCTCTTCTTCACGGATGCGCGCGGTTTCGTCCGCAATGCGCTTCGCTTCGGCGGCTTTGTGATCCGCAATTCGAGATCTGACGAGTAGCATCAAGTCGTCAATGGGCTTTGAAATCAACGCCAACTTGTCGGAGAAAAGGAATTCATAACCGATGCCGTAATCCCTTATGCAAGCAAGGTTCGTGCGGATGTTCTTAGCCGATGCGTCTGCTGCGATCTTCCCGTTCGCCAGCGCGGTGTCCACGGCATTTTGTAGGCTTGCGACGGTGCGCTTATTCTTGATTGCACCAGCAAAGTCCGGGCCCGGCAAAACAATCCAAGGGCCGCCAGTCTCGGCCTTGAGGGATTCGACATGCGCGTCATAGATCGCCTTCGACTTTTGCGTGATTTCAACCTTGATAGCCGCCTCGCGCTGCGTGACGAGCTTTTCCAGCGCCAAGCGGGTAATTCGCGCCAGATCGAAATACAACGCCTTGGTGTGGCGCATTTCATCGAACGTGGCAATCTGTCCCAATGCGTTCGCTTCAGCAGCGTCCAGCGCGTCCTGCGCGGCCTGAAGCTTGCCGATGGCCGACTTGCAATCGGCGAACTCCTGATCGGTGGAGGGCTTCTCGGGAATCTTCGCAATGAAGCCTTTCAGCGCAGCGCCGAACACGTCCAGATTAGAGATGAGGGCGATCGATCCTTGCACCTGGACCGACACGGCCGGCAGGTTTAGAGTTGGAGAGGCGACGATCGGCGCAATCGTTTCGACCAGCACGTAATCGGCGAGGTCTTGATTGAACTGCGCCCAGCCGGCGCGGATGCGCTCGAACCACGCAGGATCCGGATAGACCCACATGTAGACCAGGTTGTCGCGCGTGCCATCGGAGACCACGAAAATCAATTTCTCGGCGCCGGTTACCATCAAGACCTGCTGGCATTGCGGCGCATGTTCTTTCGGCAGTTCTTTGCGTTCGACCGAGGCGGCAAGCTCAGCGGCCCATTGCTTGTGCTCGAAGGCGATGCAGTCATCCAACGTAAGGCCATCGCAGGATGCGGAAAGCCGCCCATCGGAACAGGTCACCGGATACAGGTCTTCGCCGATGATTTCCTCGACGATTGGCCGCGCCAGCGCTTCGACCGCATGGCCGTGATCCAGAATCTTTTCCTGCACCCATGCACTAAATTCCTTGGGCAGCCCGGTATGCTTTATGTTCAGCAGTTCGTTGCGTGGCACTTTCTTTGATAGGCCAAGCGCGGCGGCGGCTTCGCTTGCGCCGTCATGCTCGAAACGGAATGCGATCCAATCGTCTGAACCCTGCACTAAGTCATGTGTGATCAAGATATTCTCCTTATTCTGAAATGTAGGGATCGTCACCCAGGCCGGCAGTGAAATCGTCAGCAGTCTGCTTATCGACTGGCTTGGTTTCGGC